CAAACAAATGTGTAGTCCGCTACTGATACTAAATTAATATCTACTGCTTGATTAGTAGAAGTTAAATAAGAATTTCCATTTGGAAAAGTTACTGTTTTTTGAACTCCATCTAGATCAAATACTTGGACATCCTGATTTTTAATTAAAACTACGTATTGTTCAGCAGTATCTCTATTAATAACATGTACTTTAGAATTTTCGTTTGTGTCATTATTTAATTTACCAATATGCTCAGTTGGATTTCTTTTTCCAAGTCCAAACACTACATCACTAGAAGCGTTTTCTTGAATACTAGCTTGATTAGCTAATCTTATAGTATCAGGCTGTTGTGAAACACCATTTAATAAATTTGGGATTGAGTTACTAATGAGCCTAGCCATAGTAATTAATTCTCACTTGGTTGATAATTTTTCCTGTCTAGAGGAGCGAACGTATCGTAGTTATTAAATATGTTGTGATTTCCAATATCTCCTTCAGCTTCTTTTAAATCCATTAAAGCAGTATATTCATCTTGTTGATGAAATTTATGAAGTTGATTACTTCCCAACATTCTGTCTTGAAATATTCTTGCCGCTCTTAAAGTTATATATCTACGAGCGACTTCAGGAATTTCTATGAAACCTAAATAAAATATAATGTCTACAGTCACATCATAATTAACAGTGTAAGTGTTGTTTTTTCTATCGTATAATTTTCTATTTCTTTCAACTAAATTGTAAATTTTTGAAAGATCAACTGTATTTAATCTTAAAGCATTAACAGGTAATTCAATTTGGTTATTTGTGTTAGGCGTTAGTTTGTATTTTAAATCTGTATTAAAGAACCATCCCTGTGATTGTATTTCTCTTGAGACATTATCTAACGTAGATATAGCAATAGACACGTCTGTTGTTGTAGCCTGTGTAATTGTGTTAACTGGGCTTTCCCCAATCGCTGTAAGCATAGTATTAACAGCTTCCAATTTTGTAGTAGCGGCTAGTGTCATTTATAAATTCCTTTTAAGTTAAAAATACTAGGGGGCAGTATGAGCCACCCCCGTAGTAAGTGCGTAGATAAGACTAATTAAGCAGTCTTGATTTCTACTGCTGATCTTGGTCTTAGGATACCGTGACCAACAGCGTATTTAGAAACCATTAAAGTTCCTTGTCTTCTGATGTCTCGTTCCATTTCAGTAGAAAGATCCAGTAATTTTACTGTTCCAACTGCTGATTTGTGCCAAACGATTGCCGCAGTATTCGTGTAGTCTCCTCCAAGAGTACCGTCTGAACCATCAAGAACACCAGAAGTGATGTTTTGACCGTTAGGCAAGTTATTTGTTTTGACAACGTTGATGCCAGCGATTTTTAATACTTTACCGTCAGCAAAAGAACCTTGACCACCAAAATCTCTATTGATTGTAGCCGCCGTAGTGTCTTTCACTAGGTTGTAGTAAACTGCTGGACTAACAGCCGCATATCTATCGTCTTCAGGAACGTCAGCTTCATCAAGCTTTTGTGCCGCTTCATAGATAGATGCCGCCGCCGAAGCGCCTGAAGTCAAGAAGTCTGCGTCTGTAACTTGTACACCCGCGTCTTGAGGACTTAATCCAGCGTCTCGAGAAGCATTAATCAAAGTTTGGTAAACGTGCTTGTCCATAGTAGTGGCAAGAACATTTCCAATTTCTTTAGAATAAAAACTTCTAACGTCATAGTAGTTCATAGCTTGTTCGATCTCAGCAATAAATACAGGAGCAATTAAAAGCCCTTGTATGCCGATCACTCTCTCGTTATGACCAATTGATCCACCAGTTATTTCATTTCCAGCCGCATGGTATGAAGCAGTTGCTTTACCAAGGATGGGAAATGTGCTTTGTTTTCCTGATGAGATTGTGTGGACAGTATGTTTGTCCAGAGTTGTGTTTTGGGTTTCGAAAGCTGATATAACCTCGCCGCTCCAAACTTTTAAGAAAAGTTCTTTTGCGTCAGATCCACCTACTTTTAAACCCTGTTGTGATACAGTAGCATTTGACATGTTATCTGTGTCCTTTCAGTTTTAAGTTAAAGTATTGCCTTATGACAACACTCATAGATGTAATAAAAGGCTAAGATTGGTAGTTTCAGAATTATCCCTCCTCAGAGGGGTTATGTCTTTCGTCTTCTTATATTCTAGGGTTATTACGTCCCATTAGAATTTTGTTATAGTATGTTTGATCTAGATAATTTCTGCTCAACTTCTTTTCTAAAAGCTTGATCTTTTGCATATCTAGGATCGTTCATATCTGCCTTCATTTGTGAAATACTTTCGTATCTCGCCCCTGAAGTAGATGTATTAGTCTCTCCGTATTTAAGAAGAGGCTCTTTTGTTTCACTGTTAAAACGAGCGGCCATATTTTTAATATGATAAAGTGCAGTATTATTGTCTGCGCTAACTCCGTCATTAAAAACTTTAACTTCTTCCGCCGATAGATTGTTAGAAACCCATTCAGTCATTTTTTTATAATTTTCTTCTCCGCCAGTTACTTCATAAGCGTTCTGTTCAAACTTACTTGCCATGGCTTCCAGTCCAGCTAAATAACTATCTATATAAGATTTAGGAAGTCCAGCTTTTTCTAAATTAGTAACAGTAGCTTCAGATAAGGATCCGTTCTCTTGAAACTCGTTTTGAGCATCTTCAAAATTAAATATAGGAGCCTTTGCCTGATCTTGAGCCTTTAACGTATTAGGTTTTTCTTCATTTTTTTCAACAGGAGTGCTTAATTTCTTTTCTAATTCTTGATAAGATTTTAATAAGTCTTCCTGCGTTTTAAATTTTCCTAATATTAACTCTTCCTCTTTAGGCTCTGTAGGAAGTACCTCTTCTGATACTGGAGTATTTCCTTCAGATTTTTTAACCATACTCTCAATATACTCAGGAGTATCTTTTGTTTCTTGTTCTGGTGTTACTTTCAACTCTTCACTCATTTTTTCCTCTATTGTTATTGCTGTGGATTTTGTTGTTGTTCTCCCTGAATTGCCGCGCCGTCTCTTACCATTCCCATTCCTTCTTTAGCTACAGAAGGCATAGACTGTGAAATCATTTGTTGTTGCTGTGCCGCTTGTTGCTCTTGAGAAATTTGTTCTTGCGATTTAATTAATCCAGCCATATCTAACCCTAATGAAGTACCAACTCTTTTAATGTACTCTTCTAAATTCATATATGACATTAACTGTTCAGCGAACGGACTTAATTGTTGAACAAAAGCATTTAATCTTTGAAGATCACTCGATCTACCTAAAGCTTCAAGTCCTGTAACAATTTTAGGTCTAACACTTTCTTTAGGTAAAATAGGGAGTCTTCTAGATTTTTCCATTTGGTGCATTAATCTATTAATTAATGGCAATTGTAATTCTTGAGATAGTAGAGAATAAAGACCTCCTAAGCTGTCGTCCAATTCTCTTGATACGTAATTAATTTCAGTAGCCGTTACTCTGTCATTATTTCTTTGAACTGAAGTATTTAACATAAATGCAAATTGCAATCTTTCTTGGATCATTTGCATAGTTTGAAATGCTACTTGGAAATCAGCCTGCTTGTTTAATTGTAAAGTAGAAACGTCCTGAGCGTCTCCTTCTCTAATAGCTCCGTTAGGACTTTCAGATAAAGTTTTAAGTCTTGTAGTACCATTAGGACGGACAAGAAATAATATTTTACTTGCGGCCGCCGATCCTTCTACTACTGCTTTATATAACGCCTCTAAGCTTCGTAGGTCTCCAATGTACTCCTCGACAAATCCTCTTCCGTAATCAGCATTGTCTATTGAAGTGTATCTAAGAGGTATAAATGCGTTTTTATCTAAAGGGTAACTACCTTCAGAGTTAGGTACTATTTGACCTTCAATTTCTTGATGGACTAGCCATTTCTTTCCATTCGGAGAAAGTTTAACGCATGTATATAACTCAATACTTTTATCATGGCTATTAGCTGATTGGTCTGAAACTAAAGATAACATTTCATCGCTTAATCCTTGAGGGGATAAACTGTCTTTAGTTATAATTTGTAAAATATTTCCAATACCGTCTCTTTTAATAACGTATCTATCTAAATGATAAATTTTAATTCTTAATTCTGGAGTTATATATAGAAGAACATTACCAGCGACTAATAAATGTTTAAGTCCTTCAAATAAAGCTGTTCTAAAATTATTAACTTCCATTTCATTCA